TGGCTAACCAGAACTGAGGAGTGTGATTCTCTACGCATAATCTCTACCACAAAGTGGACAGCCATCCAAGACGGCGAACAGCCGCCAGTCTGTGATGGGCTGGTGATTGAGTATCAATTTATCAGTTTGGGGGGGCTGCCTAGCAGGACTAAAATGCTGCCAGACGATGCGATTAGCATTGCTTACCGTGTAATCGGCCTAGCCGAAGGCTACACAGATAACCCAGAATTGGGGGATTGATATGAACGCAGAAACATTAAACGTAATTACATTGCTGGCAAATAAACTTGGTACAACAGCAGAATATCTGTGGGGAGTGTTGCTAAAACAAGCCCCGATATCAGGAACAATTGACCTGATGATAATGGGCGCATGGCTAATCATTGCCGTGATGTGGTCAAAGTTTGTTTACAAAAAGACGAAACCACCGGAGGCCACTGAAAATGACCGCTATCCAGATGCGGAATGGAATTCTGAGCCCGCATTCTGCGCTTGGGTGTCTGCGGCGCTATTGTGGGTAACTGTTGGGCTAACGGTTAGCGACTCCATTGGCGGCGCCGTGGCGGCGCTAGTAAACCCAGAGTATTGGGCGCTGCGCCAGATACTGAAATAATACTCAAAGGATTGATATGAAAACCACAGATATAACTGCGCCTGTCGCATGCATAATGTCAAGCGGTATGAGTGGTCTTACTATTTATGCTGGGAAAATGGCTAATCGCAGCGTTTCCGGCATAAATTCTTGCACGTCAGCCACGGCTAAATGCTTAAAAAACACTAAGCCGATGCAAAATAGCTGACATTCCGCAAAGGGAATGGGAGCTTTTCCCGATTCCCAGTTTTTGTACTGTCTGCCAGAGGTTCGACCGACAATCTCCCAGCATTCGCGCTGAGTCAGTTTGGCTTTTTTGCGCAGGGCGCGAAGTTGGATGTTGTTCATTTTTTTGCCTTTAAGCGCCACCAAGAAGCCGATTGCCCTCAGAAATAAGATTCATCAGCTCTTCGCAAGGCGCGATATTGTCCGGGACTTGAGTGTGTAGCTCCTCTAGCCCATCTTTATTTTTAACGACGGTGCAGCTTACGCCGGACGGGTGTACGGCCATTTTCCCCGCAAATACGACCCATTTATTTTCCATAATGCTTTTATCCTGTAATCGCCACGCAGCGCTGAGCGCGGGGGTGTGCATCAAACCATGCCGCCACATGCGAGGGCATTTGGCCGCGAGAAAAATCGGAGTGCGGCTTGCTGAAAACGGCAGCGCGGGCTGGAATGTCGCGGGCTTTTTTGTAGTTCCCCGCGCCTGTTTGCCAAGCGCCAAATGCAACGATTCCGCCAGCGCTGTATAAATCTTCCCATGCTTGGGCATTTTTAATAGCGATGGCTTTGGTGCGTGTTGTCATGATAATTTCCTAAAAAATCCTAGAGCCGCTAGGGGCGGTGTCAGCTTATTTGCTGACATGTGTCTATTATATCGTAATAAGTGAAGTAAATGCACTTTATTTAAGATATTTACTAGGTGTTTACCCTAGGTTTTAGGTAAACAATTCAGCAAGCAATTCATCTTCACTAATTTTTTTGATTGGTTTAATGGCGTTTAGGTGCGCCCACAATGCGGTTAAATATGCCGTGTGTTGCTTTGCAGCTTTGCCCATGCCTAGCGCCTGAGCAAGTGCTAATTGTTCGCTGAAAATCCCAATTTCCTGCTCTGTTTGGTGGGCGGTTAATTCGTTTACGTGCATAATGCAATCTCCTGAGTCTGTGTTACATCAAAAATCGGAACTTCGCGGAAATACACGCCCGCGTCCTCCCCTGCCAAGTCTTTTTTAGCGCATGGGTGCAAGATGTACATGGCCTTTTCGCCTTTTTTTACACAGCGGCCAGCGCCGAGCCATTGCTTAAAGCCGCCCACGACTGTGATGGGCGTGGGGTTTTGCATAAAACAAAGGGCATGATTGCGCATCGAGAGGGCGCGCCCCTCGATTGTGGTGATAGGCATGCGAGCCGCGATGGCGGCGCGTTGATCTTCGGACATGGCCGCTACTTGGGCGGCGAATTGGGCTAGGTGTTTCATGGGCTGCCTCACATAGACAAAGCCAAGCGAGCCAAGCGCGTGGCCTGTACAGTGTCAACCTCTGCGTGAGCTGCGTTCAGTGCATCGGCCATTTTCGCCGCCCGAAGCATTGACATATTCACGGGCGCATCGGACACATTTACCGTGATTGGCTGCATGCCAGTTGAGGCCGCGAATCTTGTTTTAAGCGCGACTGTGTATTTTTTCCCAGACGGTACGAAGGTGTAATAAGTGGCGATGGTTGTAGTCATAATTTAGCTCCAGTTAGTGCCGCAAGATATTCGCGGCATGGGTGTATTGTAGTGCATAAACTGCACTTATGCGAGGTTATTTAAAGTATTTTGTAGGGACAAACCCTAATTGACAATATAATTTGCCTATGGCAAAAAAACCGTTGAAAGAATTGCAAATCGATTACGCTAAGACTTTGGACATATTGCCCGAGTGCGAGAGCGTGCGCGATGCTTGTAAAAAAACTGGGGTGACTGTCACCAGTTTTTTGGAGTGGAGCACGAAGGGCGGCGACGAGCGTAACCAACAATACACACGCGCGCGCGAGGCCATGATTGCAAACTATGCCGCTAATACAGAGCTGATATTTGACCAAAACCCTGAGCGTATTACAGTAGATGCCAAGATTGATCCGGCTTGGGTGCAGATGCAGCGGGCTAAGGCTGAGTTTAGGCGCTGGCACTTATCAAAACTAGCCCCAAAACAGTACGGCGAGAAAATCGAGGTCAGCGGGGATAAAGAGAGCCCTCTGGTCGTGGTCACATGGCAAGCCCAAGGAAAATAGTAATACCCTACTCGCCGCGTGACGCTTTCCACGGCCTGCATAACCGCCGCGAGCGCTGGGCTTGCTTAGTCGCCCACAGACGAGCGGGCAAGACTGTAGCATGCATAAATGATGTAATCAAGAGGGCATTTACAGATGGCAAGCGGGATGCTCGATATGCCTACCTTGCCCCTTTTTATTCCCAAGCAAAATCGATAGCTTGGGACTACCTGCTGCGCTACACGGCGGATGTGCGCACACAGGCCAACGCTTCGGAGTTGTGGGTAGAGCTACTAAACGGGGCGCGCATTAGGCTATTTGGGGCAGATAACCCAGATGCTTTGCGCGGAATGTACCTGGATGGCGTGATATTAGACGAGGTTGCTGACATGCGCCCACGCGTGTGGGGCGAGATCATAAGGCCGCTACTCACAGACAGAGAGGGCTGGGCTGTTTTTATCGGCACGCCCAAAGGCCATAACTTTTTCTACGACATCTACAAAACCGCAAACGCAAGCGAGTCGTGGTACGCCTCAAGTATCCGCGCTAGCACGTCTGGCTTGATCAACGCCGCTGAGCTGGCAGACGCAAGCAGGGGCATGACCCCAGATCAGTATGAGCAAGAGTTTGAGTGCAGCTTTGAGGCTGCGATTTTAGGCGCGTATTACGGCAAAGAGCTACGCCAGCTAGAGAGCGATGGCAGGCTGCAAGATGTGCCGTACGACTCAAATTTACCAGTGCACACGGCGTGGGATTTGGGCTATCACGACGATACGGCCATATTTTTTTACCAAGTAACGCCCCGCGAGATACACATTATTGACTACTACAGTGGCTCAGGGCTAAGCATCGAGGATTATGCGGAGGAGATCAAAGCCAAACCTTACAAATACGGCACGCATTGGCTGCCCCACGATGCGCGTGCAAAGACGCTTGCAAGCGGTGGGAGATCAATCATCGAGCAGATGGCCGCGCAGCTTGGGGGCATTGGCAATTTAGCGATTGTGCCAAGTCTGAGTGTGCAAGATGGCATACAGGCGGCACGGCTGGTAATGCCTAGGGTGCATTTTGATAGGGTCAAAACAGGCGAGGCCGTCGAACTGCTTAAGCAATATCAACGCGAGTGGGACGACGACAAAAAGACTTTCAGGGAGCGCCCACGCCACGACTTTACAAGCCACTGTGCAGATGCTTTCCGCATGCTTTCTGTGTCTTTCCGCGAAAAACTGCATGAAACTAGGGAAAACCCTGTACAATTTGCAGCAAAAGGCGTGTATAGCGGTAAAATCGTTACCGCGCCACTTGATACGCTGTGGGCCGAAACTCCGCGACGCAAAGAAAGATACTGATGCAAGACTCTGGTAAAAAAGATGCACAGCGGGGCAATGCCACGAGCGCCGAGCGCTGGCATACCGAGCTCAAGCAAGCCAAAAAAGAAGATGAAAAGTTTATCAAGGCTGGCAAAAAAATCATCAAGCGCTATCGTGACGACAGAGCTGGCAGGTCTACAGATGCTGCAAAGCGCTATAACATTTTGTGGTCAAACGTGCAGACAATGCTGCCTACTCTGTACGGCCGGACACCACGGGCGCAGGTAGAGCGCCGCAATAAAGATAGCGACCCAGTAGCACGCACCGCAGCTCAAATACTTGAGCGGGCTCTGCAATACGAGATAGATCACTACGGTGACTTTGACCGAGCAAACCATGGGGCGGTGCTTGATAGGCTATTGCCCGGTCGTGGTGTGGCGTGGGTGCGCTTTGAGATCAAAAACGACAACGGCCGCGAATATGAGTGTGCCGCCGTGGACTATGTGTACTGGGAGGATTTTAGGCAATCGCCCGCAAGAAATTGGGAAGAGGTTGTATGGGTTGCCCGCCGTGTTTATATGACCCGCGCCGACGGCGAAGAGAGATTCGGGGAAGACTTTAAGCAAGTGCCATTCACACACGAGCCCTTGGGGCTGGACGAGCTAAAAAATCAAGGCGCAAGCCAAGGCGATTTGGATTCAATGAAAAAGGCGCAAGTTTGGGAAATATGGGATAAAAACAAAAAGCGCGTTCTGTGGGTCGCGGAGGGCTGGGACAAAATACTAGACGAAAAAGAAGACCCGTATGGCCTTGATAGTTTTTGGCCAACGCCGCGCCCGCTGTATTCCACTCAGACAACAGACACGCTTTGCCCCGTAGCTGATTTTGCACTTTACCAAGATCAAGCCGAAGAGATTGACATGCTGACCGCACGTATCGGCATTTTGATTGAGGCGGTCAAAGTGGTGGGCGTTTATGATGCGACACAAACAAAAGTGCAGCAAATGCTTTCTTCTGGCGTGGAAAATACGCTAATCCCAGTAGACACTTGGGCTGCATTTTCGGAAAAAGGTGGCATTAAGGGCGTTGTAGACTTTTTACCGCTCGATATGGTGATGGCGGCGCTTAATCAGTGCTACATCTCACGAGAGCAGGCTAAGCAAGTCGTTTACGATGTCACGGGGTTGTCGGACATTATTAGGGGCTCTAGCGTGGCAAGCGAGACTGCCACAGCCCAGCAAATCAAAAGCCAATACGCAACACTACGCCTAAAGCGTATGCAGGTGGATGTAGCACAATTTGCCAGCACAATTTTACAAATAAAAGCGCAATTGATGTGCGATTTGTACAGCCCTGAGAATCTAATACAGATGTCGGGGATTATGTCTACACCCGATAGCGAGTTTGCAGAGCAGGCAATACAGCTCATAAAGTCTGAGCCCGCAAGAAATTACAGAATTGAAGTGGCCGCTGATTCTCTCGTTGAAATGGACGAGCAAGCGGAAAAAGCGAGCCGAACGGAATTTATGACGGCGTTTGCACAAGTGATGCGCGACGCTGTGCCTATGGCGCAACAAGCCCCGCAGCTTGCCCCCCTGATCGGCGAGGTGTTGCAGTTTGTTGTGCGTACATTCAAGGGCGGGCGAAGCCTTGAGAATGCGCTTGATAATGCAATTGCCAAAATGAACGAACCTAAGTCAGAAGCCCCGCCCCCTCCAGACCCTGAGCAGGTTAAAGCACAAGCTGCAATGCAGTTAGAGCAAATGAGAGGCCAAACGCAAGCAGCCCAAGCACAGGCGCAAAGCGAATCGCAGGCCATGATAGAGCAATTCAAAGCGCAGCAAGCACAGCAACTTGAGGCGATGCGACTAGAAAGCGCACAGCAAATCGAAGCCATGAGGCAGCAGGCCGAGACGGAGCGCGTGCAGATGAAGGCGCAAATTGATGCTGAAACAAAATTACAGATTGCAGGCATGACCGCGCAAGCGGCTGAAAAGCCCGCTATCAATCTTGACGTTTCAGAGATAGGCGAAACCATGCGGGCGACCCAAGAGCAAAGCGGCGCGGCAATGGCTGACGGCTTAGATAAATTGGCAAGTGCGACCGAATCACTTGCAATGGCGGCAGCTGAAATGGCGCGGCCAAAAGTGCGCAGAGGCCGAAAACTGCCAAGCGGCGAATTTGAAATGAGGGAAGAATAATGCCTGTTTCGCTGAATACAACACTGAGAAATGCGCGAAGCTCTGCAATTGTCACAGAGGCGGGAGCGGGCGCAAAGCTGACGGTTTACACGTCTGGATATGCCTCTGTGCTTTACACGTCTACCTGTGCGGCAACGCTTGGCACTGTTTCGGGCGGCGTGCTGACTTTTAACGCTGTAGGCGCGGCAACTGCTACGGGGGCTGGAACAGCTGCAATTGCACGGCTTTTCAAATCTGATGGGGCGACGATGGTTATCGAAGGCTTAACCGTGGGCACATCCGGCACGAACATTGTCATTACTAATGCGGTTATAGCTGTAAGCGATTCGATCACGACTTCGGGCGCGACAATCACCGAGGGTAATGCATAATGGCAACTGGTCAAGGCACAGCAACTATTGACTTTGGTGCATTCCCCGGCACAAGTGAGGCAAGCGTCGCGGTAACTGGTCAAGGGGCTATATCTGCGGGCTCAAAAGCTGAGGCATACGTGATGGGCGACGATACGTCGGGGGCTCACACAGCAAACGATCATCGCTATTTTCCTGCATTGGTTGGGCTTACCTGTGGCACGCCAACGGCTGGCACGGGATTCACGATACACGCTCGATGCTTGGATAAGATGCAAGGGCAATTTCAAATCCGCTGGGTGTGGGCTGACTAAAAATTTAAAGGATAAATCATGGCATTAGATACAATTTTACGCGGCGCATCGTCTGGCTTGGGAGCAGAGGTAAACGCTTCAAATCAAGTAAAAATAGTTCCAGAAACAGACGCAGCATCAAACGCTAGCAACGTGGGCGGCGTGCGCGCTTTTGCGGAAAATGACCAAGGCTTAGTAACTGGTGTTACGCGTGTTGCGAGTGCAGAAGTGGATGTTGACTTCCGAGTTCGTGTGGCGCCGGACCTGCTGCTTGACGATCACATTTTCAACTACACAGCGCAAGATACTGGCAAGCACCTAAGCGCGGCGGGAACTATTGCAAGTGCTTGGACGGTTGGCAACTTTACGACAAATAGTGCAAACACAGCAGCCCCAGCCGCTGGCTCATTCGCTGGACTTGCTACGTGGGCGGCTTTTCCGAATAATGGAACGCAAACACTGTCAGCGGACGTAACTGCGGCATTTAGCGCACAGCCAACGACAAACACGTTCATAGAATTTGGTTTTGCTGGTGCTAACTATGTGCCAAGCGCCACAGCTCCTACCGATGGAATTTTTGCGAGGCTTTCGAGTGCCGGACTGTCTTTGGTGGCTGTCAGCGCTGGTACAGAGGTGGCTTCTTTCGCGCCATTGTCTGGTGGTACGGGCGTATGGGCGTATACCAACGACAAAAAATATCAATTCATTATCTACATGGCAGGGGCATCGGCGCAATTGTGGGTAAACGATGGCACAGGCGCGGTGTTGCTGGTAAATATTGCACTTCCTTCTGCGCAAGGCCGCATAGCCACAGCGCAAGGCATGCGGTTTTTCTGCAATCAGCGCGTAACCGTTGGCGCAGCTGGGGGCGCTATACAAGGCAAGTTTGGCGCTTATAACGTGCGGATAGGCGGCTCAAATCTGACGTCGCTTCTAAGCACTCAAGGCAATCGAATATACGGCGCATATCAAGGCGCATCTGGTGGCGCAATGGGAGGCCTTGCTACTTACCCAAATAGCACAAACCCAGTAGCCGCCGCGCCAAGCAATACGGCATTAACTGCAAACTTGCCGGGCGGTCTAGGCGGCCAAGGCTCTGTAATCGCAGCAGTAGCAGCGGCCACTGACGGCATTTGGTCAAGCTATCAAGTTCCATTGTCGACAATCAGCATCCCAGGTCGCCGTTTAGTAATCCGAGGAATTGCTTTGGGTTTACTAAATACTGGGGCGGCAGTGGCAACGACCGCAACGGTTATTCAATTCTCGCTAGCGTTCGGGCATACAGCCGTATCGTTGGCAACCGCCGAGGGTGCAGCGTCAAAAGCGCCGCGACGTGTATCGCTGGGGTTTGCATCATGGGCGATTGGTGCGCCTATCGGCGACCCGCCAAAAGCAGGCGTAATTTACTTCGATACTGGCGATGCGCCTATATTTGTCAACCCCGGAGAATTTATCCAATTGGTTGGTAAATTCCTAGTTGGCACTGCCACAGCGTCGCAGACTATCAATTTTACATATCAACCAGTTTACGGCTGGGAGTAAGTGTAAATGTCGTTACTGCTAGCCTTAACCGCAGCGTCTGAAAATTCTCAGTCGTTAGCCGTCACGCTTGACGGTGTTGCAGTTAATGCAAGTCAAGTAGCTGGACATAGCCAAAGCATCGCGGTAACTCTCGATGGCGTAACGGTATCTGTAAGCCAAACTGTAACGGCTTTTGTCAATACACAGGCTTTAAGCATAACGCTGGATGGTGTTGTTGTTGCGGCAAGTCAGGTGTTAAGCGCTGGGTTTGTTGATACGCATGACGGATACTGGACTAAGAAGTGGTTGGCTAAAAATAAAAAGCCAAAAATTTCAGAAGTGATAGAGTTTGTAAAAGAGCAGCCGCAAGAAGCGATTGCAGAAGTGGTGCAAGAAATAAAAAAGGTGTATCCGCAAATAGACTACCGCGAAGTAGCTGGAAATGTCCGGCTTCAAAAATTCATTGCAGAGCAACTATTGCAAGCACTTAAAACCAGAAAAGATGACGAGGACATGATGGATTTCATGATGATGATATGACGACATACGTGCAAGACCCGATTACCTTGGAGCTTATCCCCAAAGAGCGCTATTCACGAGAGCCGGTAGCAAGCTATGTCATGCCAGATATAGCGGGCTACAAATCTATGAAAACTGGCGAGTGGATAGCCGGAAGAAGACAGCACCGAGACCACATGAAGCAACACCGACTAATTGAGATCGGTAACGAGATAAAGCACCATATGGCGCAAAAAACACCCACGGTAGACCGCGCAGGTATTCGCCGTGATTTGATTCGTAACTTAACTTAGGAAAACCCTATGGAAATCCGAGATGCACTAAACGCGGCTTTTGACGAAAACGAGCAAATTGAAGCGCCAATTGTAGAGGTAGCTGAAACTCAGGCCGACAATGCACAGATCGTTGAATCGCAAAACCGCGACGAACAAGGCAAATTTAAAGCCATTGAGCCAACGCCCCCTCCGCCGCCAGAGCGTAAAGCGCCGTCAAGCTGGAAACCAGACGCACAAAGCGCATGGATAAAAGCCGATAAAGGCGAAGCGCTTACGCCGGAAGAGGTGCGAATACTTGCCCTTGAGGCAGAACGCCGCGAAGGCGATTTTCACAAAGGCGTGGAAGAATTTAAAACGCATGCGCAAAAAGCGCGAGCATATGAGCAGGTAATTGCGCCATATGAGCAGACAATTAAGGCTTTAGGAGTGGATGCGCCTACAGCCATTGGGGCGCTCTTAAAGGCAGATCACACTTTGCGCCACGGAGATCAGGCGACAAAAACGGCTTATTTTGCACAATTAGCAAAAAGTTACGGCATTGATTTGGGTCAAGCCCAAGAAATACCCGAAACAGACCCGCAAATAAAATACCTGATGGACGAGCTTAATAGCTTGCGCCAAAGCCAACAACAGTGGCATAATCAGGCGCAACAGCAGGAAACAACGCAAGCCAATGAAGAATTGGCCGCATTTCAGAATGCTGGAAACGCACATTTTGACGCTGTGCGTGGTGATATGGCAGACTTGCTGACATCCGGCAAAGCCAGCACACTTA